CCGGGCATGAGCCCGGGACCCCTCGTCTCATCTAGGAGCCAAGATCGTGATCAAGATACTCACCTCTGCTCAGTCTTCCGCGTTCAAAGTGTCGGGTATTCCCCTTCCCTTCGTTCTCGTTACTGAGAGACCACTTCTTTCGTCTCAGGCAAGCTACCGATACGGTGCTATTAGTGGGGGGACTGACTCCCCTCCGCTTTTCAGCTCCGTGGTCGGCGTCTCGCTGGACGTCGTCGTGATCTTCGTATCTCCGAACGGTGACCTTCAACAAGTCACCTGCTCCGCCTCGCAGGGAACTCCATGGACGAGTGCTTCTCAAAAGTACTCGGCAGTGGTTAATTCCTCGCTTGGCGGCTTCAGTGTTTTGGAAGTTCAACTTCTAAACACGTTCGTTGGTACGACTGTCTGGGAGCGTATCAAGCTCTCGCTTGGTCTCCTTTACTAGGCCGTCACTATGGCGATCTCAGTAAAGAGGCCTGGTCTGGTTGACCAGGAGGCTCGTCGTGGCTCCAAGGAGTCGCTTCAGGCCTATCACCGTCGGGTAGTGAAAGCTATCCGGCTGTATACGCAGGGTATACGTACACACCTGCCGGATCACGCCCTCAACTCTTACCTTCGTTGGTTTTCCTTCGAAGGCGAGTGGGCTGATACTTGGAGGTTCGAGCGTCCGGATAAAGGGTTTCCGAGCCACTTTGATGGTTTCCATCTTGGTGGTTTTCAATCCCCTCCGGTCCACAAGAACTCCATAACCGCTAGGTCTCGAAAGGCGGTACCCCGTAAGCAGCGTGGATCTAACACAAGATACAAGAGGTCTCGTCGTCCTTACGGAGAGAAAACTCCGCAAGTTCTGACAAAGTCCTTCTCGTTCCCTGGTGTTAAGACCCATTTTGCTCACCGCCTACCACCCGATGGTGATGTTTACTCTTACACAGCCGTTACGGAGAAGACATTCACGTGGTCGCAGTCTGCCCTTGTGCGCGGGAACTTCAAGTCCCCTAACGCATATTCGTACAGTGCGACACGTGTCTACTTCTCTCGAGGCTGGTTTGAGGACCGCATCGCCAACGGGGCGTTCGGGATGGATACCGGTATCATCGCAACCAATAACTCTGGTATGCCACAGGAGTTTACTACCCAGTACTCTTCTGTGTACAACCAAGCATTGGAGCGGCTCAACGCCGGGTCAAGCGAGGCCACTAGCCCGTACCGCTCTGGTACGCGTGGCGACCTTAACTTGACTATCGATGTGGCCGAAGCACACCAGACACGTCGCATGTTCAAGGACATGTCTAAGGTGCTTCGTTACGTTAAGTCCTTCGGACCACGTAATATAGGTAACAAGTGGCTTGAATACACGTACGGCATTAAGCCACTCGTCAGCAGTCTCTTTGGAGTTGCCGACGAACTCGTGCGCGCGAACATCAACAACGTTCGCACGTTCACGGGATCGTACACCTATCGCCCCGGTATGAACGACTTGCCTCCTCTTGTCATTGACGGGTTCTTCAACGAACCCGCTGGTGCAAGAATCTCTAAGAGTGGTGTACTCAAAGAGAGCGTGAGGCTGAAGATACGATTGGATGTTACGGACCCGACCGTGCAACTCTTGAGATGGGGAACTCTGAGCCCCCTGGCTGTCGCCTGGGAGCTCATGCCTTACTCTTTTGTCGTCGACTGGGCCTATAACATTGGCTCGTATCTTCGCAACATGGAAACCGCATCAGCCTACAGAAACGCGTTTAAGGACGGTCACGTGAGTCACCTTGTAATAGCGGACGTTCAGTCCTCTCTTGCTCGGGTTAGCTCGTCGGGCGGTCCTTCACCTGTTCTGTACTCTGGTGAGGTTTCGCAACTGGGTTTCGTGAGAAACTTCAGTCGCACCGTGTTGTTGTCGTACCCTGCACCACGTATGCCGGTCCTAGATGTCCGGCTTGGCTGGCAGCGAATGCTCTCTGGGGCAGCGTTGTTACGTCAGTTCTTCCACTAACCAAGGAGGCTTGTCCATGACAGCCGCAGTGGCCATTGTTTTGGCCGACGCACAGGCGACCCCTGTGTCCCATACCTTCAACCCCTTCGGGCTGGATCCGAAGACCGGGATGTTTACCTTCGAAGACACCTCAGCGGCGTCTGCGATTGGCAATTGGCGGATCAAGATCGCCCTCAAGCGACCTCCGCCCCCGGCTTCCGGCGTGAGCAGCAAGGGACGGACCTACAGGGCTTCGATCACCCTGGAAGAGCCCGTCCTGGAGACGCTGAGCAACTCGACGGTTTCCGGCATCTTGCCGGCGCCGCAAGTCGCCTACGTCCCCCGCGCGTTCGTCGACATGGTGCTTCCGGAGCGTTCGTCGCTCACCGACCGCAAATCCTTGCGGAAGATGATCTACAACCTCTTGAACGACGCCAATGTCTTGGCTGTTGTTGAGAACCTCTACAACCTGAGCTAACCACGCTCAAGAACTGAGGAACTCACCAAATGCAACATAGTGATATGTTGAGTCTCATGGAGACTCTATGCATTCAGGTCAACAGCCCGCACAGTCTCGCTGTGCACTTGTGTCTGAAATACGACCCAAGTGCTCTCAAACAGCTTACGACTGATCCAGCTAGTTACTGCGATTCACCTCGTTGTCCTCAAATCCGTCGATCGACTGACGTTTTTGAGCTTGACTACTTCTTGTACAGCTATGTCAAGAAGCATCAAGGCCTCGCTACCGGCATCGACCTCAAATCAGAAGCTATACGCTCCTGGTATGAGTCCGAACTCCAGTGTGCGAGGACGAACCGTAGACTCTCTGAGGTATATTCTGCACAGGGATCACTCCCTATCTGGCTTATACGCGTGATTTCTCGCGCGCAGGCTAAGATACAGAACGTTCTCGGATCGTCCCCTAGGTTCGACGAGGTTACGCATAACTGCAGATGGGGGGTCGGGGCGACAGCCACTACTAAACGTGGTACCGCTACCGATCGCAAAATGACAGAACGGCTGTCCTGTACAAGGGATGCACTACCATATGCATCCCTGGTGCTATCTCAGGACGCAGTCTGGACAGAAGCCCTCATGGGGTTTCGTCCAGACGGTCCTTGTTCTCCACTCCAACTCCGCGATAGCGTTGTTGCCGGGAACATATTTGAGACAGTACCTAAGGACGCTTTCAAGGATAGATCGATTGCGAAAGAACCTTCATTAAACGGCTTCCTTCAACAGGGAGTCGGTCGGTTCATACGCAGTCGTCTACTCGAGAAAGCCGGTATCAATCTGGATGATCAGACGATCAACCAGGGCTACGCCCAGGTGGCGTATATGGACGGTCTTGCTACGCTCGACCTATCCTCTGCCTCTGATACCGTTAGCCGCGCGCTTGTTGCTCTCCTGCTCCCGCGAAGTTGGTTGCTGTATCTAGACAGCCTTCGCAGTCCTCTGACCAAGATCGAAGGGAAGTGGGTCCACCTCTCGAAATTCTCGAGTATGGGAAACGCTTTCACCTTTGAGCTTGAGTCTCTGGTCTTTTGGTCCATCGTCGACAGTGTCGTCGATGTCTTCCGGGGATGCCCCGAAGAGGTGCCTAGGCGCCGAACTGTTAGCGTTTACGGTGATGATATCATCGTAAACGCTTGTTATGCGCAGAATGTCATAGATGCTCTCAACTTCTTTGGGTTCTCCGTTAACCGGAGTAAATCCTACGTTGAAGGCTACTTCTATGAAAGCTGCGGAAAACACTACAGTTTCGGCGCCGAGATCACACCGTGCTACCAAAAAGAGGAGATCTCGTCTGAGGAGAGCATTGTACGCGCCTACAATCGCTTGCATCGCAATCGGTTTCTACACCGATTGCCGCGTCTCCGGTGGCAGCTTCTCAAGCTGCTTTGGAACGCTTACCCAAGCGATAATCGACCTCGTATCCCGATGGGTTACGAAGCCGATGTAGGTTTCCTCACGGAACATACTGAGTTCAAGTGGCATCAGGACGGATATACTCATTGCAAGGTCCTTAAGACCGAGCATGTTGTATATCTTCCTGGTATCCCTCTGGCTCTTTATGCGTACAAGCTACGACGGCCTTACACAGTGTCGCCCCATCCTCGCGGTTGGGACGATATTGCGAAAACCGTCATGTCCAGATCCCTCGTAAGGGCAAAGATCTGGCTAAGCGCGTGTAGGGTTTAACCTACATTCGATTCTCCCTTCTTTTGATGGGAGTTGGAGGTGGCTTTTGCCACTATAAACTGGGC